TAAAAAATTAACAGGCAAAGAAATGAGAAGTTTTAAAGACTTGAATGTCGCTTACAAGCCGGAGGACGGCAAGAAGCGATTTCCCGGTGTGGTGGTAAGCATCCGGGAACTGGTAAACTTACCGATTGTAGTGAAGGACTTTGAGACCGGTATCAAGACCGAGCAGGGAGAAGACCGCTGTATTGTGGCCATCGAAGTGAACGGCGAAGCAAAGAAGTTCTTCACCAACAGCGAGGAAATGAAGAATATTCTCGCACAAGTAAAGGAAATGCCGGATGGTTTCCCGTTTGAAACGACCATCAAGACAGAGACATTCGGCAAAGGTAGAACCAAATACGTGTTTACATGAGAAGAGTTGAAGGAAGTTCCGGGGTTTCGCTGGTGGAATGCACGAACCCGGTTAAAGATAAATGGCGCATCCGATGGGATGTGCAGGAAAAAGAGAACGGCTCTGCCTCCTACATGGAAGAGGAGTTCGGGCATAAGCCTACTGATGAGGAAATCCGCACATTGGTTATGTCCTGGTATAACAGCCAGACTGATGCAGCTATCCTATCCGGATTCGCCTATAATGGTGCCCCTGTATGGCTTTCCACGGAGAACCAGTACAACTATAAGGCAGCATACGATCTGGCTGTTCAGACGGGCGGAGAAACCCTACCGGTCACATTCAAGTTTGGTTCGGATGAACAGCCCGAATACCATACTTTTAGTCGGTTAGATGAGTTGAAAGACTTCTATACGAAAGCGGTAAGGTATATTCAGAAGGTTCTGGCTGAAGGCTGGGAAAAGAAAGATAAGTTCAATTTGGATTTATACCGGATTAAATGATTGATAATCCCTTCGGGGGAGGGATAAAAAAAGCCCCCGGCCTGTTAAAAGTAACGCCAATCACTTAGAACAACAAGTACGCCAGAGCGCACGACCGGGGGCAAATACCCTCTGTCGCGCTCTGGCTTTTTGTTGTCTAAAAATGATTGGCATTGCAAAAGTACAAAAATGATTGGATATGACATTGTTTGAAGCACTTAAATTCAATAGAAAACCGCTTGAATTGCTTATAAGTTTAGGCGGCAAGCAGGATGACCTTCGATTCATAGACTTATATACGGAGTATGAGGTCATGAAAAACCGGGGTGAGAAGACCACTTATACAGTGGCGTTTTTGGCAAATAAATATTCGGTAAGCGAACGCAAGGTGTATGATATTATCAAACGGTTTGGAAAGCACTGCACGCTCGGTGCAGTGTGATTGATGTGCTGGGGATGCCTTGTGTTGTCCGGTAGAGCTACCTTTGTACAACCAAAAATAAAGCTCATGAATAAGTATTACCAGACATTAGACAAGATACTCCAAACGGGCAAAATCCAGACCAATAGGAAAGGGCGTATCAAGTATCTATTAAACGAAAGGCTCATGCTAACCCCCGCTGATTTACTTGACATATTTGAAAGCCACGGGATAGCCAGGAAAAAGCTGAAAGAGGAATTGAAACTGTTTATGCAAGGAGTCCGGGATGTGGAAAAATACAAAGAGGCAGGGATTACCTGGTGGGATTATTGCGGCCATACCCTTGTAAACAGCTATCCAACTTACTTTGAAAAGCTTCCACCCCTCATAACCAGGATTAACCGGGAAAAGCGCAACAGCAAGAATTATGTCCTGTTTCTTGGAGAAACCGGAGTGGAAAGCAACCAGGCACCCTGCCTGAGCCTTGTGCAGTTCCAAATTGATGAGGGAGAACTGGTGCTATCTGCATATCAGCGTAGTTCTGATGCGAACCTTGGGCTTCCGGCTGATATTTATCATCTTTATCTGATGGCAAGGCAGGTGGAGCTTCCCCTGAAGTCCATAACCCTTGACCTTGGAAATGTGCATATATATGAAAATAACATTGACCGGACTCTGGAACTGTTATCCGGAGTTGAAAACATTAAATTTGACTTGAACGTATGAAGAATATGAATTTATCTGCACCACTGCCATTTGTAGGCCAAAAAAGAATGTTTGCTAAAGAGTTTATTAAATTTTTGGAACAGTTCCCTGAAGATACCGTGTTTGTGGACTTGTTTGGCGGTTCCGGACTTCTTTCGCATATAGCCAAAAGAAGCAAGCCCGATGCTACTGTTGTCTACAATGACTTCGACAACTACCGGTTCAGACTGAAAAATATCCCACAGACAAATAAACTGCTTGCCGATATTAGAGAACTGGTGGGTAATTCGGTACCCAAACATAAACCAATTAAAGGGGAACTTAGAGAACGCATTTTTAAACGTATCGAGGAAGAAGAACTAAATGTTGGGTACGTGGATTTTATAACCTTATCATCCTCACTTATGTTCTCCATGAAGTATAAATTGTCTGTAGCCGAAATGCGCAAGGAAGTCCTTTATAACAACATTCGCAAGACCGGTTATCCGGAGTCTTCTGACTATTTAAAAGGGCTTGAAATTGTATCATGCGACTACAAAGCAGTATTCAACCAATATAAGGATGTTCCCGGAGTCGTCTTTTTAATTGATCCGCCTTATCTTTCCACTGATGTTGGTACGTACAATATGCATTGGCGCTTGTCTGATTATTTGGATGTTTTAAAGATACTCGAAAAGCATTCCTTCGTTTATTTCACATCCAATAAATCCTCCATACTTGAACTGTGTGAATGGATTGGAGCAAACAGAACCATTGGCAATCCTTTTGAGGGTTGTACAAAAAAGGAATTCAATGCCCACATGAATTATTCTGCCGAATATACAGACATGATGCTGTATAAGAAACAGGAAAAATTAGTTCATAAAACAGCTGCTTAGCACTGAACAAAGATACAATTTTTCAAGCAGAAGACCAAACTTTTGAGCCTTATTTTAATGCCGTTATAAAGCCATTTTTTTTATGAAATTATAAAGCCGAAACAGAGGTCATTACAAAACTTTTGTTTCGGCTTTTTGAGTGTTGCGCGCTTTCCTTTTTTGAACGCTTCGTTTTGTCCCTTTTCCTGAAAATCGAACGCTTCGTTTCGGATTCTGCGGAAATTTGGATTTGCGGATTATAAATGTACTGATGTACATTTTAATATCTGTTACTTTCATATCTTCTATGTTTTAATTGTTAGTAATATTGGTTTCTTTTATATAGCTAAGATACTGATTATTAGTGATGTGTGCAAATATAATCATCTGATTAACAGCAAGTTAAACTTGATTTAACTTAAAGTTGGATATTGACATGTTCATTTCAGTCGCGCTTTGTATGAATACCGTCCAATGATATGTGCAATGCTTTTTCATATATCGACTTATCACAATTAGAAAATAATCGTTAACTTTGTTCATACTTTTAAAATTATAGGTGCATGAAAAAAATTGTGACTTTATTTGCAACCGTGCTTCTGTTATACGGTTGTGGAAGTGTTCCTTTGACAGGCAGGAAACAGATGCTGCTTGTATCCGACTCCGAAGTGCTTTCATCAAGTCTGACCCAGTATTCGGAATATATCAAGTCGGCACCGATATCAAGTAACGCGACAAAGAAAGCGATGGTGACACGTGTCGGAAAGAAAATAGCCGCTGCCACGGAACAATACTTGGAAAATAATGGAATGTCCGGTGAGGTGAGGAACTTCTCATGGGAATTCAATCTGGTTAAGGATAATCAGGTGAACGCTTTCTGTATGCCGGGAGGCAAAATCGTTGTGTATGAGGGACTGATGAATCTGGTTTCCTCTGATGACGAACTGGCTGTAGTTATCGGACATGAAGTGGCGCACGCTGTGGCCAAGCATAGCAATGAGCGTATGAGTCAGCAGCTGGTTGCACAATACGGAGCGAAAATTTTGGGGGAGGCTCTCAGTGGAAAATCCGCCGCCATACAGAAAGCCGGGAATATAGTCTATGGTCTTGGGGCACAATACGGTGTGATGCTTCCATTCTCACGCAAACATGAAACCGAGGCTGACTATATGGGGCTTATTCTTATGACGATGGCTGGTTATAATCCGAATGTGGCCGTCACATTCTGGCAGAAGATGTCGGCGGGCGGATCGGGTTCAGTGCCAGAGATCATGAGTACGCATCCGAGTGACGCAACACGTATTAGTGACATAAGGAAACATTTGCCGGAGATGAAGAAATATAAGTAAACTTTAGAAAGTTACTGTAAAGTATTTGAAAAAACTTTAGAGAATGGTACAAAAAGGCGTGAAACCAAATGGAATCACGCCTAAATTATAATAAAACTCTTAAAAAGGTGTACATAATTACCAATCCTTAATTCTCTAACATCAATCATAATAACGCTGCAATCTTACGCACCTTATTAATTCTCTCCATAAACCTGTTGTCTTTTTTTGCCATTTGCAAATTATAAGATGTTTGCATTTTGAGCAAAGGTTCCGCATCTAAATCTAACGCGGCTTCTAGGAGCATAGCATATTTTGTATTTAGTGAACGCTTTGCATTCAGAATTTCATTTAATACAGTATAAGACACACCCATCTCTTTAGCAAGTTTCTTTTGAGAAATACCCCTAAATTCAATTTCATCTTTTAATACTTCTCCCGGGTGTGTCGGTTCAAAAGGAATTAAGTTATTAGCTATCATTTTAGGGTCTACGCCATCTATTTTAATCATAACTTTCTATTTATAATGGTTAGACAATTCAATTATATTACAGATGGTAGTCACTACTTCACCTTGCACCTCTGTGGTTGTAAATTCAATACGATATTGATTGTTTACTCTAACAGAGCAAAAGTCCTTTTTGTCCCCTGATAATTTTTCAAAACTCAGCCCATTGTATTTACAAAGTGAAGTTACATCAGGGACACTGATTATTATATCTATACAACGTTTATATCTACGTACGATATCAGGTTGAAAACGATGCTTTTTATCATTCGCCTTTCCAAACTCATACAATTCTTTCAGATACTCTTTATCAAACGTTACTACCATCTCATTTGTTTCTTTAATGCAAAGATAGCATTTTAATTTTATTCATTCGCATTTTTGCGAATAATTTTCTTAAAAAAAAATTAGCGACAACTCCAAAGAATCACCACTAACTATTCTATTTTTCTCATCACAAAATTGTGAACTACCGCTAAAGTAAAGATTTAGGGGGCTCAAATACGATTTTCAATAAGCCAAGAATGCTGGAGCCACGCAAATTTGGCATAAAGTCTGATTGGGAGCTTTCATAGAGCTATATTTCCCATTAAGCGCATTTCTTTTTAAGTATTTCAACACATTCTTTATCCCATCATCGAAACCATGCTTATACCCTTTAGCGTATTCTCCAATGTTATATACCGCCATTGCCAACACAAACAGGATGATACCTACAGGCTTATACCAACCGGGAAGTGATATAGAAAACGGCTTAAATGTAATTGTGAAATCTCCAACCCATAATAGGGCGATAATACATATGATTGTAAATATAATTGTTTTCATAATCAATATCTTTTTCCGTTCAACTTAGGTCTTAGTTCATTGTATCTCATCTTCTGCTCCACATGCCATATAAGGTCTATGTTCATATGCTTGGCAAGCCCGAAGATTGATAATAACATATGACCTATCTGACTTTCAAAAGAATAATTATATTCATAAAAATAACGAATTGGCAATGTGGATATGGCGTATATGCTTTCAGTAAATGTTTCACCTACGCAACTTTCGGATGCACCATATATCGCTTCTTCAGGAAAATCATCAATGGATATATTTCTTAATCCAGCCAAATCAAGCAGGCGTATAACCGCATCGCTTAGTTCGTCTGGAAGTGTATCTTTTATATTTTTTTCAAAGGAACACTTAAATCGCTTTTCTTCTTCCACTAATGCAGGATAGCGATTATAGTCCATTTCAAAACGTGATTTACATTTCTTTCCTAATCTTCCCTTTCTATCCGCTTCCACAGCTTCCATAAGCTCTCCAACGATAAGGCAAAGGCAGTGTTCGTTACTCAATTCTTTATCATGGAAACCGTGCTCACAGGCGGTCTTATAAGCACGATTCCGTAGTTCGTTCAAATTAATATTGTTCATTTTTTATCTGTTATTATATTCCGGTGAAGAGGTGATGTCCCTTTATAAGGTCAGGCAGTCATGGCTCTATACCACCGCCAAACGCAACCGTATCCCCATCTGCCGCATCGCTGGAAAGAACTATTACAACAAGAAGCATGTTGACGAGTTCTTCGGTATGGCTGTCGATATGGAAAGTATCACCGACTGGCTCCTGACTGAAAAAGCGGAAGAGCAGTTCGCCATGCAGCACCCGCCACTGTACGTTCTCTATCCGGTCCCATCCGTAACCCAGATTCACAACCGACTTACCCCTGAACAGCTTTTGCCATACATCATCGGCCATTCTGCGCTTTTCGTAAGGCAATCTGCCCCAAAAGTGAGTGATAAAGTTCCCTAACATTACAATTTGTGGCTGCACGGTTGAATTATAATTCTGAATTTCATCATGCCGCTTTGTCCACTGGTATGTGAAAGAATCGCGGTGCTATCTGCCTGGTGTAAAGGATAAAGTCGCCTGCTCCGGGAAAAGGATACCGGTTATTTTCTTATAATAGGCATCGGCATACTGCTGCATACCCAGGTCGGTAGCATGCACTCCGTCCACCTGACTGTCCATAGACAGTGCCAGCTCGTCAAACGTAATGTAATGCAGATTTCCGGCTTCATCCTTCATCGAATCGTATACGGCACGCAACTACTCATTGGTCTTACGGAACTCCTTTCCTTTCTTATCCGAAGCGTAAAAGCCCATATAGCCATCGTGCTCTACCAGTAGAATGGGAGCTTTGCTTTTGCTGCGCAATATACGGATGCCTTTTTCCAGACGCGGACGGATAAGTCCTACACGGTCGTTCGTCATATTCGGCATACAGTCTATCACATACATTGCCGCATCCACTTCGGCCAGCAATTTGAAGAAACCTTCGTCCAATTGTCCGTTGCCCGAAAAGCCCAGATTAACGACCGGCATATCCAGCTTGCGCTGCAGGATATTGGTCCAGGCCATACCGGGACGCGAAGCACATGCCCCTTGCGCAATGGAAGTTCCGTATATCACGACAGGCTTTTCGACCGACGGACGCACGAAATCGAAGCGGCTGCCTTTGGGCACACCAATCTGTAAAGACTTCACACCGTTGTACAGAGGCAGATACAAGGTGAATTCGTTTCCCTTATCGTGCGTGTTGCGGTATGTCAGGTCGTTATACGTATAGCGCACTGTATCACCGAACTGATAGTTGGCCGCGCACCAGTATTGCTGCCCGTTGCAGTCCATCGTGTAAAGGTCTACTCCGCTGACACCTGTTGCCGGCATGTGGGGCATCGAGAATCCCCCCGTAACCTGATACTTTACTTGAATTTGTGGAGCATTGGTGTAAAACTTCACATAGAGTCCTGCTGTCTGCAACGACAGGTCCCACACGGGTTTACGGACCAGTTGTTCGGCCCGCTGCGGCAAACGCTGGTAGGCCTTTCCGGTTTCCGCATTCCAGGCTCTTCCCTGAATGGGCAACAGCGAATCGGCCGCCGGGTTATGCCAGGCTGTCTGTGCAAGCAGACAAAGCGACTGCCCGAATAATAAAGCAGACAATCCTGCAAACTTGAAAGTGGTTTTCATACTTATTTTTCTTTTAGTGTTATTTCATCAACTGTATCAGATGTGAGGCTACACAAGCATAACCTTTGTCTGTGAAGTGAATATAATCGCCGCTGTAAAGTCCGTCACGAATCGTTCCATCTTCGTCAAGAAACCAGCCTGTAGGATTTGTGTAACTGACCTGAGCTCCGAAGGTATGCGCGCCCAGCAGTTTATGAATGCGGTTGCACTGTTCACGGACTGCACTGCCCTGCTCCTTTCCGGAAGGGAAAAGTCCCAACAGGATAATCTTTGAATCAGGGAACTGCCTGCAGGCCTCTTCCGTAACGGCGATGATACCTTCAGCCGTATCGTCTGCTGTGTCCTGACCGACTACCAGATTATTGATTCCGATGGCAATCACCACATATTCCGGAGTACACCGGTTATAGTTTCCGTAACGGACACGCCAAAGCAAGTTCTGCGTACGGTCACCCGAGATACCGGCACTTTCCCAGTTTCCCTGTCCCAAAGCGTCGTCCATGGCCTGCTTGCCCGGTTTGTAGCTGACGAGCTTACGCATGCCGCCCCAACCTTGCGTAATGGAATTGCCCAGCAACAGCAGTTTCAGTTTACGTTCGTTCAGCGTGGTTTCGATATCCTGTGCCACCGAATGCCACTCCGAGCCTTCCACCCATCCGGCAGCCGAGCGATACTCGTTTCCGGGAACGGCATGGGTACAATTGTTGGACCACCGGCCGGTAGCTTTCAGTATGAAACGTACAATGGATTCGGGATTGTTCAGTGAATGCGGATGATGGCCGATACCCGGTTTGTGAATCACGGTAATCGGGGCACCGAGACGTTTCATTTCTGCTTCGAAAAGGGCTGTATTCTCTGACACCGGAACAATATCGTCTGCATCGCCCACTACGTGCAGTACCGGAATGTCTGCCTGTGCAATCTTGGCCGCATGATTCAGCGGATTCTTTTTCCAGCGCAAAGCCTGTTCCTCATTCTTAAAGCCGTAGGCTTCCAGCATCCGTGTCACATCCTCGGCCGAACCTGCATAAGCACCTTTTCCCATCGGCCAACTCTTGATGTCCATGACCGGTGCATCGGCATAGATGCAAGCCACTTTATCAGAGTTCTGTGCAGCCCAGTTGTAAACAATCAGTCCGCCACGGCTCATGCCCTCCAGTACGGTCTTTTTATGAAAACCATTCTTCACCAGATATTTGTAAAACTTGTTCCAACGTTTTACTGCCTTATCGGCACCATACAAGTCGGCTACATCGCAATATACCACATGGAAACCTTGCTCCAGCAAGTCGATGTCGGTCTGTGGCTCATGTCCCCAGAAACGAGCCCGCCATATCCAGGGTCTTCCCTGTGCTTCTTTAGCCGGACGTACCACTTTGTAAGGAACCCCATCCAACTGGAAATCGTATCCCTGATAACCGTGAAAATTAAAGGAGGTCGCATTTTCGGGTACAATGGCTGCCGGCTTACTTTGAACTGCATTCAGCAGGTAATCGCCGATTTTACGCGCCATCGCACCCGCACCGATAGAAGACGGATGCAAACGGTCCGGCATAATGACCTGATCCCACTGGTTGCCAAACAGATTATGCAGATTAATAATACCCAGTCCGTTATCGTAAGCCAGCTGTTCGACTACCAAACGTACCTTTTCTTCGATAATGCGCGGACTGATGGTGTTCTTCTCGGTAAGGAAGCAACGCACCGGAGTGAGCAGAATCACCTGCGGATGCGAATCCAGCGAGCGGTAGGTATCGATAAGCGTTTGATATTCTTCCATAAAATGCTTTTCGTCTTTCCAGTTCTGCGGCTTGGTGTCGTTCGTTCCCAATTTAATCAGGACAATGTCCGGAAGAAAGTTTTTCGATTCGCCGTACACCCCAGTACGGACATACGGATAATCGCCGTCCGACTGCGCCGTTGCTCCGTTCGAACCGAAGTTGCGGACTTCGTAATCATCGCCCAAGTAATACTGCAACTGGGCGGGATAAGAGTTTTTCTCCCGGTTGGAAATACCTGCACCGTACGTGATACTGTTGCCCACGCACGCCACCTTAATGATTCGTTTTGCCCATAAGCCTGTAGGCAAAATCAACAGATAGCAAATACATGCCAAAAAGATTCTTTTCATTGTTATTTAGATAAAGTTGCAATTCACTTTTCAAACAGAAGTCCCCTGTTTTTCAACATTGCTATTTGGTCAGCAATACTTATGGGCTGCTTAGTGTATGTTATCATATGTATATAAAAATAAGTTCCGCCCTGGTACGCATTGTAAAGAGGCGTGGCGGAAATTGTTGATGCAAAGATAATGTTTTTTCTGCTGTACTGCAAACATTTCGATTTTTCTATCAAAACAAAAAATTCTATACTTTTGCAATGAGCCAAAAATAGTAGTGAAATATACAAAGCAAATTGTGCTGAAAAAGAAGAAACAGCTTAAGTTGGTTTTCCAAAGGAGTTAAGAATCAATAAAAACGTTAAATCTTCACCCTTTAGAATGTACAATTAAAGACAACAACCATATTTCTGACTTATCACCTATAAAATATTGATCAATAATCGGTTGTAAATACTATTGTAAAAGATTTGTGTTGTACTCCATCCTTAAGTTCTCAATATAGCAGTCTGATTCATCTGGATCGGTAACGAATACTATCTTACCAGTAGTAAGTATCATCTTTTAGTTCCTTTTTTTCTTGTATTAAGCCATACGGTAGATATTCAACCACCGTATGGCAATATTTATTTCTTCATTAAATCAATGCGCTCTTTCAAGGTAAGAATGTAGTCGTGCATCTGTACTTTTTGAACCTCCATTAAGGCGACCTGATTTTCACCTGCTATTTCAATAGCGTCTTTTCGACCAAGGAACAGTACTAACTTATTATGTTTGTCCATCAACTCATTATATTCGATATACATACGGTCAAGAGGGGTATCAGCCACGTGATAAGCCTTTTCAAAGACATCTTTAGGTGACCAGCTTTCATAACCGTCTTCATACACCACCTTATAACCTTCTTCTACTGGTTCCATTGTTTTTGGAATAGCATCAGTAGGTAGATAAATTTTTCCACCCTTGCGAATTGCTGGTGTGGCTTGAACTAATTTTGTTCCAATATACTTTTTCATCATTGTTTCTATGGGTTTTACAAAGCCGCCCAAGGCTCATTTCTGTTCCGATTTGAATTTATCTATAGTAGTCCTTTTATTAAAAATAGCCATAACAATCAAGGCTAAAGCTACTTTCAGTAATTGCTTTTTCCCAATAATTACAACATTACTACGATTTAGTCCGTCATTAGTCATGATACTGTACCAATTCTTATAAGGTGGCAGTACCTTATAGATAGATATTTTATAAATTATCTTCTTTATTACCATAGCTAATCTTCTTTTTCTTTTGATTCATCAATTACAACACCCCTAATATCTCTTTCACCAAATAATTTATAAGTAAACGTTCCTCCATAAAACTTTATGGTATCTCCCTTAACAGTAATAACCATTCCACCTTTTAATCTATGTTCCATGTCATCTTTACAAGATAACATCGTGGCTGTCATAAGTATAATTAATATAAACCTCATATTCAATCTCCTTTCTCTTTAATTCGTTCCAGCATATCCCTGTTGGCGTATAGTATCTCTCATCGAAAGACGGGATGGGCATCCATGCTACAACATTATAGGTCTGCAATCCATACAAGAAGGAATTAGCATCTTTTGCGTAGTCTTTTTCTGTCCTATGAGATATATATATTTGTTTCCCGTTATAAACTATTACTTTTTGGTTTAAAGAAGGCAGTTTATCTTCAACGCTTATCCAAGGTGATTGCTTTGACTGCCATTCGGCACCAGAAATAAAGTCAACAATGCAGTACGGTTCACAATGACGCTGCCTGTTTCTGCAATCATTGGAATATCCCCTTGCCGCTTCTTCTGCTGTCTGTTTCATATCTGTTCCGATTTGAATTTCTTGTTTATTTCTTTTTCAGCAGCTCTGGCCCCTTTCTTGAAACCCTCTACAAAGCTGTCAAAACAGGCTCTATGGATTTCTAAAGTGCATCTTTGCATAAGTGGGCAAATCGAGCATTTTTGGCTAAGCCCTGCGGACTTCTTGGCTATTTTCGTTACGTTTTTCATTGGATTTTTAAATTAATTATTACGATTTCTTTCCGCTGCGACTTCACTCATACGCATCTTGCACCAGGAGGTGAGACATCGGTATTCCTTATCCCCACATCTGACAGTCCTGTTATAAAACCGGTGGAGCGGAAGGGAACGTCCGCAATGCGGACAAACCTTTCTTCCGGCTTCCGTACCGGCAACCGTCTTGGCTTTACGGTGTACAAGCGTACATCCCCTGCATTCATCCAGTCTGCCTTTGTATTTCCGGCATTTGTGCAGGGAGATGCGCCCGCATGGAGCGAATTTTTCGCAGTCGAATCTGGGTTCTGTGTGATAGATGTTCATACGGCACTGTCCATCAAATCAAACAATGTGGGTGCGCTAACTTCCATCTCCGCCTCATACAGATATGAAAGACTGTCTTTCCAATAGTCATAATTCAGTTCTGTAGATAATCCCTTACGTTTCAGTCTGATGGCACAATAAGGTACTGTGCCGATACCTCCGAAGGGGTCAAACACCAACTCACTCTTGTTTGAATACCGTTCAATCAGTCTTTCAACGATATCGAGCTGTAAAGGGCAGATGTGGTTCTGCCGTTTCTTCTGTGACTGCTTGGTATTGAGCGTGCGCATACGGGTGACATCATCCCATATCCAATCTTTCTTGCTTACAGGGTCAACGGCCATAAATGTTTTAGGCAGCTTTCCGTATATTTCCAATTCTTCAGCGAATGATACATGTTCCTCGTAGTTATATATATGTTCACGTTCGTAGTTCCTGAACAGATGGCGTATCTTATCTATTCCGGCTCCTTTCATGTCCTCATAGCTCAATAGAGAGTTACCAGAAGATTTCCAACTTGCATGGGCATCTATCTGCCAACGGGCAAGCGAGTATTCACTCTTATTCTTTGTCACCGGCAAATCAGCATAGGCTCGTGAGGTATCAGAAGGCAACTTTCGGAAGAGAAGAACATATTCCGGGCAACCGATACCCATCTTTGAACCGTCCTTGCACATCTCTGTATATCCAAGCCGATAAGTCTGGTTGTTCTCCCTCACCACATCCGTATCCACTGTAATACGCCCCATGTAGCGGAACCCGTGCTTCAGATAATGGAACACAGTCATTTCGCTGAACGGGTCGATGGTGGGCATACCGTCACCCGTAGCGTTGCCGAACAGTACACGGTCCTTTACATGGATGCAGGCTAACCGGCCGGGCTTTAAAATACGCATAAGCTCCGGGGTGAGATAGTCCATCTGCTCAAAGAACTTGCCGTTGTCTTCATTATGCCCGAAGTCGTTGTAGGTAGGCGTATATTCGTAGTGGTTGGAGAACGGGATACTGGTTACAATCAGGTCTACCGAATTATCTTCCATCTTCTGACATTCAAGTACATTGTCATTATTGATAGCTTTCCACAGTTTGCCGGACTTTTCTTCCCTGCTGGCAAACATCCACCGCATCATCTTTTCCTCTGCCTGCAAACCGAACAAACCGTTCTTGCGGACTATATCGGTCATCTTGGCTACCATCTGGCGGTGTTGCGCCCACTTCTGCATGAATGATTTGAATATTTCACCTTCGCTTTCGGCATACACCAAGTAAAGCTCTACGGGATGCTGCTGCATGAAACGGTAGATACGGGCTATCGCTTGGAACTTGTCGTTGAAACGGTAGTCAATAAACATGATTGCCTTGTGGCAGTGGTACTGGAAGTTCAAACCCTCACCAAGCATTTCAGGTTTGGCGGCCAGATATTTCAGACGGCCGTCTTTGAAATCCGCTATCACCCTGTCGGCTTCATCATCATCTTGCGAGCCATACACAGCCTTACATCCGGGAATTGCCTTGCAGAGTGCCTCACGTTCAGCCTCCAAGTCATGCCATAAAAGGAAATGGTCGTCTTTGTTTTCCGGGCGATTGATAATCTCTACCACACGGGCAATCTTTTCCTGCATGTTGTCCCGGCGTTCCTTTGCAGCATCAGCCAGACCGAGAGCAGCCTCACGGAACATTTTCACCTGCCCGTCACGGTCGGCTCCGGCAGTGGAGTTATCCACACTCACGACTTCTTCATGTACCCGTAACTCTGGTAACTCATATCCTGTATCGGGATAACCTAAATCAGACGGTTTGGTGAGGAACAACGCCCATGTACTTACCCATAACCAGAATTCCTTCTCCTTGTGGGGATAGAGGGTAAGATTGTTCGCCTTCGTGCTGTCACGCTGGAAGAACCTTGTAAGTGCCTGCCCGGTATCCATCACTCCAAGGTAGCCGGCATAGTGTATCAGCTCCTTGTATCTGTTGGGTGACGGTGTGGCAGTGGCAACAAACCTGTACGGAACTTCTGCAAACATAGGAAGAAACTCCTGATAGGTCTTGGTTCCGAATCCACGTAACACGCTCGCTTCATCCAATGAGGTAACGGTAAAGTAGGAAGGTTCTATTCTTATTCCGTCCTCGCCGTCACGGACACGTTCATAGTTTGTCACCATGATATTGGTCGGACATTGCTTCACCTCCTGCATAGTACGTACATAGCTCACTTTCATACCCAGATGCTTTTCGGCCTGTGTCAGGAACTCCACTACTACACGCTTGGGGCAAACTATCAACCCTTTGCCTCCTGTGCGGTTCAGGATCACCCGCAGTATCTCCAACTGGGTTACGGTTTTCTGCATACCGAAGCTGGAGAATATCGCCCTGCAACCGCCGGAAATAGCCCAACGTACTGTATCTTTCACATGAGGGTATAAATACGGGGAAATTTCTTCCGGTCTGACTTCAAACCCAGTCTGATGGCTGATTGCCATCTTGTCTTTCAAAAATTCTATATAATCTTTCATTATGCTATTCTTTTGTTGATTTCTCCTTTCTAAACAGGTGGCTGAACGCATTATCCAAATCCAAGTCCAGATTCAGTTTGGACGGGAAAGATTTAATGTATTCGTACATCTTATAAGCGAGGTTGTCATCATCACCGCATCTGTCAATCAGTGTGAGCAACATGGCGTTCACCATGTCAGAATCATTGCCGAAGTTTTCCTGAGTGGATTCGCTGCAATGATTCACATCACTTTTCAATCTCTTTATCGCGGCTATGGCTGTGTTGAAGTTTCTTTTTGAATCGTGCCGCAATTCAAAGCCTTCCTTCTTGTATTGCTGCTGCATTTCTAGAAGGTTGGTTTCTAAAACGTCCGTGAGGACAAATACGATGTTGGTCAGTGTGTTCAATTGAGTTGTTTCTTGCATAATAATAAATTTTGTTTGACTTTCAAATAAAAATAAAGTCAGATTATCCGCAGAATAGGGGAGAAGTTGTAAAATGTGAACTTCCCCAAGATGTCATACGGTGTATTTTTTCAAAGTGTCCATGATATTGTCTATCGGCAGGGATACGGATGTTTTTCCCTTATCTTCATAGCAGGCAATATGTCTGTATGCCTCAGGGAAATTCTCTTTGATTCTTTTGAATGTCCGTAATGTCAGAAGTGACGCAACGACTGATTCATATACCTTGGTCTTCTCATCCTTTACCGCACTGATCTCGATTTCCAGTTTGTCTATCTTTTCAATAACTTCCCTGTCCGCCTCAATGTGAGGATAGTAAGCGTTTGCGCTGGGAAATCCTTTCAGTCCGGCAACACGTTTTTCATAGGAACCGTTAAACAGTGTGATGCTATATGCAACAGAGAAATAAGACCGAAACTTTTGAAAACAGTCGGTGATTTCCTGTGGAATGGATTTTCGGATCACCTCTTCTGTAATCCTGACCTGTTCATCATGCAACAGGTTGATTTTCTTTTCTAACGGCTCTACCATTTTATTGGCAACTTCTTCCGCCAAAACTTTCGTAATGTTCATTGCTCTTGGTTTTTATTAATTCTTTTATGTATGTAAAGATAACTTTTATTTATTTGTTTCTCAAATAATATAATCTTAAAAACGCATCTGCTTAACTTAATATAACTGTCATCTCCTGCGGCTGTTTCCGAGCAAGGGAATGACATTAAAACTCTTGAACCTGTCAATCAGACGTCCTTCAAACCGTTTCCTGAAATCACCGATGTTCAGATTGCTGGTGATATGGTATTTCTTCCCGAACTGCTGGTAAATCTCATAACGCGCATAGAGAAACTCGTCTATCACGCTGTCAAGACTGGTACCGTAGCTCTTCTGATTCTCGGTTTCCAAACCTATGTCGTTCAGACAGATATTGAACGGGGCGGGATTGAATCCTTTTGACTGCCCCTCGTTGTAGGAATACAGGTCTATGTGTCCGTTCATCTTGTAGTAGTTCATCATCTGGGTGACGGAGAGGTTTTCAAACTGGCTGGGATTCCGTGTCAGACGCAGATAATCGGCGAAAATCTGCATGATCATTGTTTTTCCAGTGCCGGGTGCCCCGACAATCAGCAGGTTCTTGTGAATCTTGTAATCCTCATCGGGAAACACTTTCTCGGCCAGTCTGCATCCGTTGAAGTAATACAGCAGGAAAGACAATACCTTCGAGTTGTTCTCGTCAACCTCGAACTCCCTGAATTCACGTCCAGTATAATCATTGCCCAGCTGCCTGACAAGATCACGATGGGCGTAATATTCGGCTGGATTCGTCAGGTCATATTCAAAATCTTGCAGAATAGTCTTTTTGTGACGCTCCACCAGATTGTATATCTGTTCCTGTTTCAGTTTCGCCGCAAATGACTTTTCCTGTCGGATCTGTTGTAGCTCTGCTGAAAGTTTTTGTTCTTGCTCTGTCATCTTTCTGTTTTTTAAGTTCCGTTATCAACCAGTTTGAGAAATGGCGTTTTGCATCTGAAACAGACTTGTGTGTAACGCCTTCCCCCTTTAGCTTCCAATAGTACAGGTCAACGTATTTGTCTTTGCATTCATCCAAAGTGAAGTTCCTGAATCCGTTCCTGTATGCCCGTTCCCAAGCATCCCTCAGCCATCCTTCCTCAGACTTTAGGTCCGCGAAGCATTTGTCTAAATCCATATCGAATGTTTCTGATGAAATATCGCCCAGGTTTTCACGCGTATGCGCGCTAGAGAGAGAGTTATTATTATCATTTACATTATCATTATCATTATCGGCTTTTTTGGGTTCTGAAAAACCCACTGGGTTATTTGGGTTTATTTGGGTTGTTCCAATATCATCCGAATTATCATTCTTCGCTCTCTTCGGAGCACCCCCTTTGCTTCCATTACTACGGTTTCTCTCGACAATGCCATGGTATTTGTTTTCATCTATTTCAAATTGATTCTTGAAGAACTCAAATGCTATTTCAATGTCCTCCTCTACCGTAATAATCTCGCCAAGTTGATACTTGAATATAGCTCGGAATAATCTTCCAAGTTGCTTGTCCGATAACTTCGATATAGGCTTGTAAAACGATTTATATATCAAAAAACTTTCTTTTCCCATTTCATTTGTTCTTTATGTAGTCTTACATGACATTCTCGACACAATGTAATGCCATTATCTATATCGAATCTCAATTCGGGATATAAAGAAAATGGTTTGATATGGTGTGCATTTAACTCCACGTTACGTTTTTTACAACGGCAACATGTAAAGTTGTCTCTTTCCTGTAGATACTAATTGAAAAGTGCGCTGTATTCTAATTGAAAAGAGCTCCATCCATAACTTGTTACAAAATTACTATAAGTTTAAAA